CGAGCCTGACACTGGAACCCGAGCGCATGAAGATGATCGCAAGCCTCCCTGAAGGTATAGGTGTGCAAAAAAAGGAAAACGGTCTGGATCTCAGGATCGAGTCAGACGGAGAAGGTGGCCTGATGGTCACGGCACAGGCTGAAGGGAAAGAGAAGGTCACCATAGAGAGGAGTCTTACGGAAAATCAGGAAGTCACTGACACGCTGAAGGAAGAAATAACACCTGAACCCTCCTTTTGGGAGCGGGCAAAGATAAAGGTCATAGGAGTATGCCTTGCATGCCTGCTCCTTTTAATAGGAACCAGGTGGCTTAAAAGCAAATTAAAGAACAATTTAAAATCAGATTGATATGGAGAATACTGGAGCTATCTATGGAGTAAGCTCGCTTAAATATAACGGATCGGCACTTGGTCTGATTTCCGAGGACGGCATGCAGCCGGGCGGAGATTCCCCAACCAAGAACCGTATCTGGGCGGCACAGAAACGCAATGCGCCGTTTGCCGTGATCAAGGGTACTCCCGGAACCAAGATGTGGACGTTTACCCTGATTGAGCTGCTGGCCGAAAACATGGTGCAGGTCATGGGCGGAACGGCTGATGGACAGGGCAACTATACCCCTCCGACCGAGGACAAGGATGTTCAGGGTGTGTTTGACATCGGATGTACCACCGGACATACCATCCGCATCTATAACGGGCTGCTTACCTGCAACTTTGCCAACGGCATCAACTTTAGCAATGTACTGGGTATCTCGTGCGAGCTGGAGATGCAGGAGGCGGGTGAAGGCAAGCCTGCCTACAAGATCTTTGCACCCGGTGAAGTACCGCCGTCAAGTGAACTGCCTGATCAGGGATCGTAATGGATAACAAAGCTACACAGCGCCAGGCAGCTGAAATGCTGCTTGACGTTGGCATCCGCATACCGGTGATACCCCGAAGAATCTTTGGCAAACGGAAGGGAAAGTCATCCCTTGTCATGCACCGTCCACCGGCAGGAGCGATCATTAGGATTGCCCTTTGCTACCTGAAACTGGGCGTTACACCGGAAGAGATCAAGGAAATGGAGTATGATGCCCGTCTTAAGTTTATCGCGGAGAAGGGAAAGGCTGTCAGTGAGATCGTTGCCCTGTCTATTTGCACGGGATTTCTCACCGGATGGCTGTTTGTAAAGCCCGTTGCCTGGTATCTTAGATGGCGTGTACATCCTGCCATGCTTACGGCAGCGTTGATACAGCTGCTATCGGGCATAGACGTACAGGCTTTTTGCAATACTATTCCATTGGCAGCCAGGGCGGCAAAGCTGCTCGAACCAATCGGAAGCCACTAGGAGAGGATGAGTTAAAGGGTCGTAATGAAGGTCCCCATAGCATTCTCGGTATCATCGCTCAGTCTATGGAGCGGTTCGGATGTTCGAAGCATTACATTCTCTGGAAGATCAGCTATGCGGAGCTGCTGGTAATGAACATGGATGTCAGCCGGTATATCTCAAAGGAGGAGCTTATCGAAAGGGAAAAGAACCGTCGTCCGGAGACTTTTACTACAGAATATTTTCAAACAAGATTAGGAGGATAAATGGAACCCGTCAGACTGGAAATACTGCTTGATGACAAGACGCTCAAAGGGATGCGCTCGGTGGAGGGTAACCTGGGGAGTATGGGTAAATATACGGAAGCGGTCATTGCTAATCTGGAGTCTCAGCTGAAGGATCTGCAGAAGCGGTTCAAGCAAGCTATGTCCACAGGTGTGAATACCGATGCGCAGATGGCGGAGATCCAGGCTCTTGCCGGTGTTATCGAGCAGCTGAAAACGGAGCTCAAAGACCTGCAGAAGATAGGTAAGGGCGGACTTCTCAAACTTGATATCTCTCCGTATATCACTGCGGAGGTTCAGGCGCTATCTACCGCTGAGCAGAAGGTGAAGGCTATCATCGCTGCCATGCAGCGGGATCTGGACGTTCTCCGGCAGAAGTCACTGGAGGCTACCGCTACCGGTTTTATCGATGAACAAGATCAGACGAGGATCAAAACACTGGAAGTCGGCATCCGCTCCCTGACGGCTGAGCTGGATAAGTATACTGCATCCAAGAACAGGTCGAACGGGACTCCTATAATGCAGGACAATCCTGCTCCCAAGCTCAACAATGTGAAGATGAGCATGCAGCAGATTGCCCGTGAGCTGCCTGCCCTCGCTATGGGGCCGCAGATGTTCTTCCTGGCTATCTCCAACAACATCCCCATGTTTACCGATGCATTGGCATCGGCACGAAAGGAATACGAAGCCCTGACTGCCGCAGGAAAGAAAGCCACTCCTGTATGGAAACAGACGCTTTCCTCCCTGTTCTCCTGGCAGACGGCAATGGCTACGGCAATCACTCTTTCTGTCGTATACGGAAAGGAGATCGGGAATTTCTTTTCTCAGATAGTGAAAGGGAAAAACACGCTGACAGATCTTGCCGATGCACAGGTGAAGGTGAATGAAAGCATGGATGCCGCCGATCTTTCAAAAAAAATTATAACCATCCGCTCTTTGCAAGACAGATGGAATGAGCTGGGAGACAACCTTAAGGAAAAGAAAGAGTTTATCAAGGATAATGCTGATGAGTTCAAGAAGCTGGATGTTGCCGTTAATAATGTAAACGATGCTGAGAACCTGTTGGTGGATAACACGGCAGCCTTTATTGAAGCCATGACCTTGAGAGCGGAAGCTGCTGCCGCGTTCAAACTGGCGTCCGAGGAAGCCGAGAAAGCTTTAAAGGCACAGATTGAAATAGACAAGAGGAAAGAGAAAGGTCCAAACTTGAAGGACAAAGCGATCTCTTTCCTGTTATTTGATCCCCAATGGGTACCCGGATCATTATCTCAGAAAAAGGACCAGTCCAGAGCGGAAACCGTATGGGAAGCAGGCATCAAGAATCAGGAGGTGATCAAGAAAACGGCGGAAGAGGATGCTGAAACTTATACGTCTATATATAACAAGAAACTTATCGAAGCTGCGAAAAAGCTTAAAGCTGCCGGTATCGATGACTATGAAAAAAAGGATACCGGCAAATCCGCCCGCGACTACCAGGACGAACTTGCCGATGCCCGTATAAAGGCACAGCAGAAGCTGGAAGCCGCCCGCATCGCCGTGATGAAGGAGGGAATTGAAAAACGACAAAAACTGGCCAAACAGGAACTGGAAGAAACCCTTGCCGGGATCAACAAGCAGGAACGTGACACGCTCAAGAAGATGGAGGAAGCCGAGAAGAAACGGGGTGTCAAGTCTACTCCTGAAGAGAAAAAGGCGGTAAAAACGAATGCCCAGCAACAACGGCTTGTCGCCTACCAGCAATACGCAAAGGATCTTTACGCGATTGACAAGGAGTTTCAGGAGAAGGATCTCAAGTCCTGGATTGAATACAACAAAGAATACGGCACCTACCAGCAGAAGCGTGCCGCGATCATGAAGGAATATACCTTGAAGTCCTCCCAGGAAGGATTGAATGAGGATGATAAGAAGCTGCTGGCCAAACAGCGTGACGAAGCATTGTCTGCCCTTGATTTTACAGAGCTCAAGAATGTCATCAACTGGGATGTTGTCTTCGGTAACCTGGAGCGGGTGACTAAGCAGGAACTGCAGAAGGTAAAGAAGCAGATCGTCGCCTTTCGTAACAGCCCGGAGTTCAAGAAGAACGCTACTCCCGAACAGATCAAGGTTATCGAGGAAGCTATTGGCAAGATCGACGAGGAGGTCATCAACAAAGGTGGACTGTTCGGTAACCTGACCGAATCCATTCGTGACTATTCTGAAGCGGTTGGTGAATTGACCGAAGCGCAGAAGGCATATGACGAAGCGGTAAGGAAATACGGAAAAGACAGTGCGGAAGCTGAGACTGCCCGAAAGAACAAGAATAATGCTGAAGCCAAAGTCCGCAATACGGAGGGTAACCTGGAAACCTCAAAGAATAAGGCTGTTAAAAATCTGACAGCCGTCGCTGATGCGATGAACCAGCTTGGAGATGCCGATCTCAGCCTAACCTCCTTTGGTAGTGCGGTCGGGTCTCTGGTTGATGCATTGTCAGAATCCGGTAGCAAAATAGGAGGAATCATAGCCGCTGTTTTAGCCATCTTTGATCAGATTGGAGAGAAAGGTCTGGTCAATTTTGCCGGTGATATTGTAAAGTCACTGGGCCGTGCAGCCGGGAAAATGTGGGGCGGCTTTGCCAATGTACTGACATTGGGTAAGTTTAATATTGGCGGTGCTGATTATTCCGATTACGACGAGATGGTCGACAAGTACAATCGTCTGAACGAAATTTGGGATGAACTCATCGACAAGAAGTCGGAATATATTGAGATGTCCTACGGCTCGGAAGCGGCAAGGGTTGGTCAGGAAACCCTTGATCTTGCCCAGAAAAGCCTTGAATCCTACAAGCGGCTGGGTAAGGAACGGCTAAACTCGGGAGCTTCTACCGGCTCTCACTCTATCGGTGTACGTATCCGCAACAGTATGAGCCAGTATGAATGGGATCAGTGGGATGAATTTGCCCGATCCATCGGTATGGACCCGAATGATATCGGTTACCGGATGAATGAAATCTTCAGCCTGACCGCCGACCAGCTCGAACGGCTGAAAGAAATGGCTCCCGACTTCTGGGCAAAACTTACTGCGGATGAGTCTGTCGCGGAATATCTGAACAAGATCATCGAAGGCGGGGAACGTATCGAGGAAATCAACCAGCAGATTCAGGAGCAGCTGACGCAGGTATCCTTTGACAGCATGCGTGATGCTTTTTATGACACACTCCTGGACATGGAGAGTGACTCTCAGGATTTTGCGGACGATTTTAGCGCATACCTGCAGAAAGCAATCCTTATGACCAATCTGACGGATGCCTACGATAAGCGTCTGCAAGATTGGTACGACAAGTTCGCAAACTATAACAAGGAAGGTGGGATAAATACCGACGAGTACAAAGACCTACAGGAAGAATGGAACAAGATTGTCGAGGATGCGCTTGGCGAGCGTGATGCTCTGAAAGATATATTTGGATGGACTTCCTCCTCTTCCTCCACGCAGGAAGGAAGGGCCGGAACCATTACCTCGATGACGGAGGAGACCGCCGGCCGTCTGGAAGGAATCGGTAATGCCATGCTCGATCATGTGATCAATATCGACAACCTGATCTCCTCTACTCTTGAGATGATGGCAACAGCGATCAGCCGGATAGCGGAGAACTCGGAGTATCTCAAGCATCTTGAAACGATAGACGAAGGCATCATGGACCTGCGTCGTGGTGTAAAAATGAAAGGATAGGATTATGAAAGTAGAAGAAGGACTCTTTTATATCAACGATATCGATATGGCCACATACAGCTGTTTTCTCTGGGAGGAGCATGCAGGCGATCATACCAATTATGACTCCCTGATGAAACCGCCCAAGATGAAGGAGTATACCTCCGTCAGCTATCGGGAACTTGATGGGGAGGAATTGCCCGAAACATTGCTTCCCCGATACGAGGCGCGGGATCTTACCTTGAAGATGGCTATCGTGGCAGATACAAGAACCGGGTGGTTCGGATACTATAATGCCGTAATGGCTTTACTAAAGTCGGGATGGCTGACTATAAGACTTCCGGAAATTGACAGGGTCATGAAGGTCTATATGAAGGAATATACCAAGTACAGCCAGCTCACAATACTTAAAAATACCGGTCAGCAGATCGCCGGATTTACGGTAACGCTGCGCGAACCGAAACCTTTTTCAAATGAAGATTAAAAACGATTTAAATTGCCTGTAAATGGAACTTGTCATCTACGATAGAGAAGGAAACTTTAAAAAGAAGGTAAGCCCGGATTCTTCTTCCCGATGGTCAGAAGAGGTGGCTTCCGAATTCGTGGTGAGTATTAACTTTACCACCTGGGAGTTCTTTGTCCTGTCAGTGGGTGATTACATCGAAGTAGGCGGCAAACGGTTCTCTGTTAAAAAGGAGTACCGCCCGAAAAAGACCAACACACAGAAATATACCTATAACATCAGCTTCTATGGTCGGGAACATGACATGCAGGACCTGCTCTTCTGCCGTCTCAACCAGGGAAGTGATGATCTTGAATCCGTATTTGCCTACGACGGTACACCGATGGAGTACCTCCAGAAGCTGGTGGACAACATGAACCGGAATACCGACGGTGTGACATGGAGAGTCGGTGAAGCCATTACCGCCAACCGGCAGACGATCAACTTTAACGGTCTGTATTGCTGGGATGCCGCCGCTGAAATCGCTCAGGCATTTGAAACGGAATGGTGGCTGGACGGAGAGTATCTGAACCTGAGCAAATGCGAGCGGGGTGAACGTGTCACGCTCGGCTATATGAAGGGTCTCAAGACCGGTCTTACGCAAAGCGAGAACTCGGAATCCATCAAATGGTTCACCCGTCTGATACCGGTTGGAAGCACAAAAAATATTGATCCGTCGAAGTACGGATTTGCACATCTGCAGCTGCCTTCCCGTGCTACGTACATAGATCTTAATACTCAGTTGGGGCTGAAGGAACACAGAGAAGAAAGTGCCTTCAGTGATATCTTTCCACACCGGCTGGGTACCGTATCTTCCGTCCGCTCTGAAGAGAAAACGAATGAGGAGACGGGAGAATATACCGTATACTATGTCAAGGATAACGCGCTGCCCTTTAATCCGGATGATTATATGATCGGCGGAAAGGTGATACTCATCACTTTTGAAAGCGGTGATCTTGAGGGTAGGGAGTTCGAATGCAACTGGCACAACGATACGAAGGAGTTTGAGATCATCAATACCTATCCGGACGAGGATACTCAGATACCGGGAGGCAATCTCATTCCAAAGGCGGGCGATACCTATATACTGACCAATATCCGTATGCCGGACGAGTATTATCCGATAGCCGAGCAGCAGTTGGAGCAGGCTGTTGAAAACTACCTGGGTGAATACAGCCGTGACATCTCGATCTATTCCTCCGATACGGATTACATCTTTGTGGACAAAAACAAGATACCGCTGCTGCTCGGACAAAGGGTACGCCTGGAGGATGAGCAGTACTTTGCGGAAGGATACCTGGATACCCGCATCACGCGTATGGAGAGAAAGCTCACGAATCTCTCGGAGGCGACTATCGACTGCTCGGCTGCGGTCAGCAGCTCCTGGAAGTCATCCATAGAATCTTCTTTGGATAACCTGCAGTATGTGCTGGCAAGCCAGACGGAAAAGACCTCTTTGTTTGATATCATCAAGGTGGGAGACGGCAAGCAGCCTTCGGACTATAACGTATTTTCCGCGCTGAAATCTCTGTCAACACTCCTGCGTAAGGACCAAGCCGACTCCACCAACTTCCTCGTCCGTTTTCTGGGTGGTCTGGAAGTGGGCAAGGCCATCGATTCTCTTATTGCCGGCAGTGGTATCATCATGGACAAGAACGGTCGCATCCAGGCCAGCAGCCTTGAACTGCGTAATTCGCTGACGGTCCTTGAGTTGATCTTCAACCGTCTTTCCGCCCAGGAAGGCGACTATTCATATTCCGAATCGGGCTTGATTGAGAGTATCGAAGAACTCTCCGAAGGCACCTATCGTCTGCTTCTTCGCAAGCGTCACGATACGGACTTCAACGCATTCGCTGTAAACGACATCATCTACGGTTCTGTCAATGATCTCCTGGCCGGAGGCGGCAGCTATCGTACCTCCTGGATGCGTGTTATAGAGACCAATACGACGGATAACTATATCGATGTGGTGATGTATCCGGATTCCGAGGTTCCGGGCGGCAAGAATT